TGGCATATAGAGGAAGATACATACCGACAAATCCTAAAAAATACAGAGGTGATCCATCAAGAGTAATCTATCGTTCTCTCTGGGAACGCAAACTGATGGTGTATTGTGATAGGAATGAAAAGGTTTTAGAGTGGGGTAGTGAGGAAGTCATTATACCCTACCTATCGCCGTGGGATAACAAGGTGCATAGATACTTCCCAGATTTCTATATGAAGGTCAAACAAAATAGTGGTGGTATAAAAAAGTTTATCATTGAGGTCAAACCAAAATATCAGTGTAAACCACCAGTAAAAAATCCAAAACGAAAAACAAAGAAGTGGTACAACGATGTCAAGAACTATGTCATCAATGAAGCAAAGTGGAAATCTGCGAATGAGTTTTGTCTGGACAATGGTATGGAATTTAAAATACTAACTGAAGATCATCTTAATCCAAAGTATAAATAGTAATATGGCACAAAGTAAATTTATACAATCAGTGGTGAAAGCTGCAAAAGGTAGACCAAAATCCACAGAGTGGTATCGTGAGAAAATTGCTGAGTTTGGTAAACCTGGCGCAATGGATTTAATCCGTGATGGTAAAAGAGACAACAATCCATTTTATGGTAGACTAAATATGTTTTTCTATGATCCTAAATTTAAAAAGACACTACCATACTATGACACGTTTCCTTTGGTGTTACCATTAGAAAAGTATCCAGATGGATTTTTAGGTATCAATCTACATTATTTACCAATGAGTTTAAGAATAAGACTACTGGACAGATTGGTAGATTATAGTAACAACACAAAGTTTGACGAGAGCACAAGACTTGCAGTAGATTATAGTAAATTAAAAAATATAGGTTTAATTAAACCGACACTCAAACGATATCTTGCTGGTAGAGTGAAGACACAGTTTCGTAGAATAGATGCAGATGAGTTTACAGTCGCAGCACTATTACCAGTTGCAAGATTTAAGAAGGCTTCTGCATCAGAGGTATATAAAGATAGTAGGGCAATGATATGAGTTTATTTAATACAAATGGATTAACAGACGCACTTGCGTATGGAACTTTATCAGAGATACTTGGTCTGGGTAACAGCACAGATGGTATGTCCAGAAAAAATCGTTATGAAGTGACGTTATATCCACCAACTGGTGCAAGAGGTTCTAGAGGAAACACCTCAAACGTATTCTCTAAAATCATGGGTGACTTACTAGGTGATGGAACTGTTCGTGCAACTGGACTTCGTTGTGAGAGTATATCCATGCCTGGACGTAATATGGACTCCACACCAGATACTAACATCTATGGGCCCGAAAGAGAGATTGTCACTGGATATAGTTTTGGTGATATAAATGCTATATTCCAGTGTTCTAGTGATATGAGAGAAAAAAAATACTGGGAAACATGGCAACGACTTACATACAATCCAAAAACATTTGACATAGGATATTACAAAGATTATGTGGGGACTGTGGATATACACACGTTAGATGAACAGGAAAGAAGAAGATATGGTGTAAGATTGGTTGAAGCATGGCCTAAAACGATTGGAGCACAATCACTGGGATATGCAGACAACAACACATATCAAACAGTAGACATAACGATTGCATATCGTTATTGGGTAAACTTGACAGATGAATCAAGTGAACCTAGATCACTAGGTTCAAGAATTGCAGAGAGGGCGGTAAACACTGTAACGAGAAGAATCACTTCTCAAATACCATCAGTGATTAGAAGATTATAAAGGATGAAATATAATGGCATTACCAAGAGTCAATAATCCAACCTACACGTTGGAACTACCATCAACTGGAAAAGAAATAAAATATAGACCATTTTTAGTAAAAGAGCAAAAAGTTTTAATGATGGCTCAAGATACTAAAAATGAAAGTGAACTTGCAAATGCAATGGGTCAATTAGTTTCTGCCTGCACATTTGGAGAGATTGATGCAGACTCCTCACCTATGTTTGACATAGAGTATATTTTCCTTAAAATAAGAACTAAGTCTGTAGGTTCTAATGTTAAGTTAAATGTTACTTGTCCAGATGATGGTGAAACACAAGTTCAAGTTGAATTAGACCTTGATGATGTTGTGGTCAATATGTTGGATGATCACACAAATGAAGCTCAGATAACAGATGATATAAAAATTATTTTTAGATATCCTGTCTTGCGAGATATTGCAAACCTAAAAGAAAACTCAAATGACGTAGACAGAATTTTTCATGTATTAGGTAAGTGTATTGATGAAATACATTTTGGTGATGATGTATATCGTAAATCTGATATGACTGAAAATGATATTAATGATTTTATTGATCAGTTATCCTCACTCCAGTTTGAAAAACTTTCTGAATTTTTCAATGGTATGCCAAAACTTCGTCATATAATTCAAGTGACAAATCCAAAAACAAAGAAAAAATCTGAGGTAGTTTTGGAGGGCCTCGAATCTTTTTTAGAGTGATGCTATCTCACGATAGTTTATTTAATTACTACGAAACTAACTTTGCAATGATGCAACACCATAAATATAGTTTAACAGAACTAGAAAATATGATGCCGTGGGAAAGAGAAATATATGTTAACTTATTAGCAAAATGGATTAAAGAAGAAAATGAGAGAATAAAAGAAGAAGAGAGGAAATCAAGACGATGAGTGCAAAAAAACTAGAACCAGGCTCAAAGTGGGCACATCTGGATAAAGATGGTGATGGCACTGTTAGTGATGATGAAATTGCAATGGAAGAAAGAATGATTGAACTTGAAGATATGCGTAGTGACATGGAAAATGAAGATAAGAAACAAGATGCACAAAGAAACATGGCATGGTTTGCCCTGACAGGAATGTTACTTTACCCTTTCGCAGTTGTAATTTCTGTCTGGGTCGGACTAGATCAAGCAGGTAAAATTTTAGGTGACATGGCTGCAGTATACTTTGTATCTGTTGCTGCAATCGTTGCAGCCTTTTACGGAAAAGAAGCATTAGTAAAAAAGGATGTGAAGAAGTAAGATGGCTGAAATATCAGACTTAATTAAATATATGCAATCTGAATCTATGGAACGTAGAAAAGCAGAAAAAGAGTCTATTGATAAAGACAAAGAACAATTAGAATTGTTAAAAAAATCTATTGAAGATGCTGGCGGTCAAGCATCTGATGATGCAAAATACAGAAAGGCTGATATAGCAATACAACAAAGAGAATTAAATTTAAGAAAAAAAGGTGCCACTGGTGCAGCTGCAAAAGAAGAAATTGAAAAAGAACAACAAAAAATAAATCAAAAACAAAATACTTTACTCTTTCGGATATCGCAAGGTATAGGTGGTATTCTTGGTAATATGAAAGAGAAAGCAAAGGCCGTTGGTAAAGGATTTATGTCAATATTAAAAGGCACTCTTTTTGCTGGACTTTTCTTTGCACTTGCAAAGTTTTTTAGTAGTCCACTTTATCAAGATATGATAGACTATATTTTTAAAACCCTCATACCCAAACTACAATTTTTCTATGACTCATTTTTTGGAGAAGGTGGTGGTTTTATGAAAGGTTTCGAAGCACTCTTTAGTGATGATAGTGGAATAGGTAGTATAGTTTTAGGACTTGCTGGTGTTACAGCAATTTTTGCTGGAGTTAAAATAGCTTCTATGTTCAAAAAACTAAAAGGTGGTGTAACAGCACTATTAGGTTTTTTTAGAACAGCATCAACAGAAGTAGGGCCTTTGGGTGGAGACACATCAAAACAAAAAAAGGGTAAAGATGGACTTGGTAAAAAAGGTGGTGGACTTGGGAATTTTGGTAAAAGTATATCATCTGCTGGAAGAGGTGTAGGTGGTTTTATCAGTGGAATACTAAAGGGTATTGCAAGTGGTCTTGCTGCAATTGCAGCACCACCAGTTCTCATTGGTCTTGCTGCTGTATCTGCGGCTGCAATCGCAATAGCAACTGCAATTCGTATCATGTCACCAGCATTTGAACCAATCGGTAAAATGTTTGAATCTTTTGGAGAGACAGTAAAATCAGTCTTTACTGGACTAAGAGAAACTATTGAGGGTATTGGAGTTGGAATAAGAGAAATTGTTGAGGGTATTGGTGTTGCTGTCGGTAATGTTGTAGATAAAATTAGTAATTTAAAGACTGCCAGTACTAAGGCACAAACCGAACAAATCAAACAGTTGGCTGACATTCCTGCTGATAAATTGACAAGAGTTGCAGATGGTGTTGATAGATTAAAAAAGGCACTTGAAGATTTTGGTGGTGGAACATTCTCTCAAGTTATGAAAAACTTGTTTGGTGGAGATGGGCCTTTAGATAAAATCGTTGAGTTGACTAAAAAGGTTGATGAGATTATGAGAGTTGCAGAGGCGATTGATGTCCTTGCAAAAGCTGGTGGTCAATATGAAGTTGCAAAGGCAGAGTTGGAAAGAAGAAAAAGAATCGCAGAACTTGAAACTGAACTTGCTGAAATACCAGAAATCAAAGAGGGCATGAATAAACGTCAAAAAGAAAGATTGTCTGAAAGAGAGAAAGTAACGAAAGCAGAACTTGAAGCTCTACAAAAACAACAAGTTGATTTGGGATTTATAGCAGGTAGAAACATGGGTGGTAGAGTTAAAGCTGGTTCTATGTATCTGGTAAATGAAAGTGGTTCAGAGTTATTCATTCCAGACCAGCCTGGAATGATAATGAACTCAGCAAGAACTGCACAGTTGATGAGAGAGGGTTCACCAGATAGGAGAGCATCTGCACCGAATATTAATATCAACGCACCAGCTGACAATAAAGTTACACAATCAACAAGTAACACCACATCAAGTACAACCACAATAGTAAATACAGATCCAATACTTCAAGCTGCAATGATATAAAAAAAGAGAGTCTTGAGTGGGGCGTAATCCACTCGCAGACTCTCTTTCGGTTCTCCTATAGTTCTAGTTTAACCAGTTGCCAACTTCTGGAAATAATCCATAGTGTCGTCATCCTCTTCTTCAGACGATGATTGAACTGGTGTCGTGTCTATCTTTGGTGTTGCAACAGGTTCATCTTCGATTTGTTCGGCGACATTGCCGACTGTTACACTTCCAGATAGCACTGCATCAAGTCTTGTCTTGAGTTCTTCATAAGACTTGAAGTTCGTAGAAGCACTAAACTCTGCAAGTGGATATGCAGACTTCCATACCTCTTCAATCTTTCCATCATTATCAAATAGTGT